GCAGGTAACCTAATCGACGGAGACAGGCATAAACAGTACGGTGAAGCTAAAGATAACTTTGCTTTGATCGCCAGATATTGGAATGGACATCTTGGATTAATAGACTTTATTACTGTTCGTGATGTGGCTATAATGATGGCACTTATGAAAATCGCTAGAGTTCATGGCGATGGGCGCAAGTCTAGAGATACATTTGTAGACATATGTGGATATGCTGCACTGGCAGGAGAAATAAACGATGGCGAGGATGGCTAAAAAGCCGCCGAAAATATCACAAAATGCGAAGGTAGGTTTGGGCGTTATTAACGCTCGTTACCTGCCTAGCAAAATAACATTGCCAGAAGCACCTTGGGAGAGCAGCGATGAAGATAGTGACGTTGGATTTCGAGACGTACTACGACAGGGATTACAGCCTATCAAAGATGACGACTGAAGAATATATTCGGGACGACAGGTTTGAGGTAATAGGCTTAGCAATAAAAAAAGAAAACAATCCTACCAAATGGGTACAAGGCCAAGAAAGAGTTGAGAGTTTGCTCTCGCATATAGACTTGTCTCAGTACGCAATACTCTGTCACAACACCGCCTTCGATGGTGCAATACTAAACTGGCGGTACGGAATTAACCCCAGACTTTGGTTAGACACTATGTGTATGGCTCGCGCCCTACATGGAGTTGAGAAAAGTGTTAGCTTGAAAGCCGTAGCCGAACGTTACGGTGTAGGGGTGAAGGGGGATGAAGTTGTGCGAGCGTTAGCCAAGCGGCTAACTGATTTTACCGACACAGAAATAGCTGACTATGCAAGGTATGCTCGCAACGATGTAGACCTCACACACAAGATTTTTAATCTTATGGCGCGAAACCAGTTCCCACGACAAGAATTACGGTTAATAGATCGCACTCTACGTATGTTTATAGAGCCTACGCTAGACTTAGATTTGTTTCTCTTAGAACAGCATTTAGAAGAAGTTCGTGAGCGTAAAGACAAGTTACTACGCGATGCCAACATTACAGACAAAAAAGATTTAATGTCCAACCAGAAGTTCGCAGGGTTATTAGAAGGTCTAGATGTGACCCCACCCATGAAGATTAGTCCAACCACAGGTAAAGAAACTTTTGCGTTTGCGAAGAGCGATGAAGATTTCAAGGCACTAGCAGAACACCCGGATGATAGAGTACAGACACTTGTGAATGCACGTATGGGTACGAAGAGTACTTTGGAGGAGACAAGGACAGAAAGGTTTATATCTATAGCCAAGCGAGGGTTACTACCTGTGCCGATTAGGTATTACGCCGCGCATACTGGTAGATGGGGTGGACAGGATAAGATCAACCTACAAAACTTACCAAGCCGAGGTCCAAACGCCAAGAAGCTAAAGAGCAGTATCATAGCCCCAGAGGGACACGTATTGATAGATGCAGATAGTGCGCAGATTGAAGCTCGCGTACTAGCATGGCTTGCCGAACAGACAGACCTAGTTAGCCAGTTTGCTAACGGTGAGGATGTGTATATAAAAATGGCCTCTCGCATATACGATGTTAAAGAGAAAGACGTGGCTAAAGAACAGCGTTTCGTAGGTAAGACTACAGTGCTTGGTGCAGGTTATGGCATGGGGTATATAAAGTTTAGGGATCAGCTAAAAAACTTTGGCACTGAAGTCACCGAGACTGAGGCTAGGCGTATCATAAACATATATCGTAATGTAAACTTTCAGATACAGAAACTCTGGGACAATGCAAACTTTGCTTTGGAACAGATGTGCTATAATTCTACCGTACGTCTTGGCAAAGAAGGCGTACTGCAAGTGATGGGTGAAGACAATGCTATACGCCTTCCATCAGGATTGTGCATTTTTTATGAAGATTTGAAATATACTCGTAACGAGGATACAGGTAGGGACGAGCTTACGTACAAGGTTCGCCGAGGCCGAAATAAGATATATGGTGGCAAGGTAATAGAGAATGTATGTCAGGCTATTGCACGATGTATAATTGGTGAACAGTTGCTAAACATAGCAAAAAAGTATAAAGTTGTGTTAACAGTGCATGACTCGATTGTGTGCTGTGTAAAAGAAAATGAAGCCGAGGCCGCGCAGGAATATATAGAGACGTGTATGAGAACAGCACCCGAATGGGCGCGTGATCTTCCTATAGATTGCGAAAGCGGTATTGGTAAATCGTACGGAGAATGTGAGTGACTAGAGCAGCCCCGTGGTCTTTCAGTAAACTCAAGGCATTTGATACATGCCCAAAACAGTTCTACCATGAGAAAGTATTGAAGGAATATCCTTTTGTACAGACGGATGCTATTATATACGGCAACGAATTTCACAAAGCCTGTGAAAATTATATAGGTGACGAAGAACCCCTACCTAAAAAATTTATGTATGTAAAAAACGCGCTAGATACTTTGAACGGTAAGCGAGGGGTAAAGTTATGCGAAAAGAAGTTAGGTATAACGGCAGACCTAGAGCCGTGTGACTTCTACGACAAACGTGTATGGTTTAGAGGCATTGCCGATTTGCTTATAATAGATGTTGTGGGTAATGTTGCATGGGTAATAGATTACAAGACGGGTAAGTCTGCTAAGTATGCAGATAAAGGGCAGTTAGAACTCATGGCGCTATCTGTATTCGCGCATTACCCCGACATAGAAAAAGTAAAAGCAGGGTTATTTTTTGTTGTTGCAAAGGATTTGGTAAAGGAAACTTACAAAATCTTAGATAAAGCAACTCTTTGGAAGAAATGGATGACAAACTATGCTAGAATGGAGGTAGCGTTCGAAGCAGACGTTTGGAACCCACGTCCATCTGGCTTGTGTAGACGCCATTGTCAAGTAACAGAATGTCCTCACAACGGGAGTAACTGATGCCTTATAAAAACAAACCGCGCCCTTACAAAAAAGAATACAAACAGCAGAAGTCGAGGGGCGAGCATAAAGATCGCATGGAACGACAACGTGCGCGAAGAAAAATGGATAAGAAAGGTATCGACCGAAAAGGTAAAGATATCGCACACAAAAAAGCATTGAGCAGGGGTGGGTCAAACAAAGATGGCGTAAAGCTACAAAGCCCAAAGAAAAACAGAGCAGCAGGTGGTAAACTAAGTCGTGGAAAGCGTAAATAATATTTCGGAGAACAACATGCAGATAGTGGAAGACAAAGCTCTTCTGTTAACCCTGCAAAACCCAAAACAGATTACTACGGTAATCCCAAAAAGTAAGGAGTTGTCATTGAACAAAGTTGTCGTGAATTGGGGAGTGGATGAAGCTCACACGTTACAGTCTTTAAATATACCTGTACCGTCACCTATAGAGAAACAGTATGAGTGGGTAGGTAAGTTTACCCCATACCAACACCAGAAAGATACAGCGTCTTTCTTGACCATGAATAAGAAGGCGTTTTGTTTTAACGAACAAGGCACGGGTAAGACTGCTTCAGCTATATGGGCAGCAGATTTTCTCATGCAGAAAAAGATAATAAACCGCGTGCTAGTAATATGTCCTTTATCTATTATGGATTCGGCGTGGCGCAACGATCTCTTTTCTTTTGCCATGCACAGAACAGTAGACGTGGCGTACGGTAATAAGGACAAACGAGCCAAGATTATCAACAACGGGGCCGATTTCGTTATAATCAACTACGATGGTGTAGAAGTGGTGAAGGATGTAATAGCCAACGGCGGGTTTGATTTGGTTATAGTGGACGAAGCTACACACTACAAAAACGTACAGACCAAACGGTGGAAAACACTTAATAAGCTTGTAGGTGAAGATACGTGGGTGTGGATGATGACAGGTACACCTGCCGCGCAATCCCCGTTAGATGCATACGGATTGGCTAAAATGATAAATCCGTTACAAGTGCCTAGGTTCTTCGGTACTTTTAGGGAGCAGGTTATGTACCGTGTCACGCAGTTTAAGTGGGTTGCAAAAGATACGGCAAAAAGCACTGTGTTCGCAGCGTTGCAACCTGCCATTAGGTTTACAAAAGAACAGTGTTTAGACCTGCCTGATATGGTGTACGCCAAACGTAAGGTAGAACTGACAACGCAACAGAAGAAATATTATGAGATGTTGCGTAAGCGTATGGTCATGCAGGTTGCAGGGGAGCATATAACCGCTGTGAATGCAGCAGTGAATATAAACAAACTGTTACAGATATCAGCAGGTGCTATCTATACTGATGACGGAGACAGTATACAGTTCGACATCTCCAACAGGTATAAAGTATTGCGAGAAGTGATAGACGAATGTTCGCAGAAAGTATTAGTATTTGTTCCGTTTCGACACACCATAGATATGTTAGCCAACAAGCTAACCAGCGACGGCATCACGTCTGACATCATACGAGGAGACGTATCAGCACATAAAAGGTCGGAAATATTTGATCGTTTTCAAAACACACCTGACCCCAAGGTGCTTATCATACAACCCCAAGCAGCAGCACATGGCGTAACTCTTACAGCCGCAAGTACTGTTGTATGGTGGGGACCGACTTCGAGTTTAGAAACGTACGCACAAGCTAACGCAAGGGTGCATCGTTCTGGACAGAAGCATAAGTGTACTGTGATACAACTTGCAGGGTCACTTGTGGAGCAGCGAGTTTACTCTCTTTTAGACGATAAGATAGACGCTCATTCTGCTATAATAAATTTATACAAAGAAGTACTTGACTAACCTATGTTTAGTCACTATGTACCAAATATAACTACATTCGGAGACAAAAATGCAAGTTCCAATAGAAAAGCTTACGAAAACGTACATTAAGATACGTGAGAAGCGAAAAGTGTTGTCAGAGGAATTCAAGGAGAAAGATAGTAAGCTTCTTGGACAACTCAATAAAGTATCGCAAGCGTTGCTTGCACACTGCGATGAGCATGGTGTTACAGGTGCTAAGACTACAGAAGGGCAGTTTTACAGAACCGTAAAACAACGATACTGGACTAGTGATTGGGAACAAATGTACAAGTTTGTTTTAGAACATGAAGCTCCAGAGCTTATGGAAAAGCGTCTTAACCAGACAAACATGCGGCAGTTTCTTGAGGAAAACCCTGATCTACTACCAAAAGGTTTAAACGTAGATTCAGAGTATACAATATCTGTGAGGAAACCATGACAGAGAACGCATATGTAAATGTAGAAAGTCTCGCTAAATACTTTGGCGTGTCAACTTCAACCATTCGTAAATGGGTACGTGAAGGTATAATTTCACGAGACCATTATATTCGTGCAGGGGATACATACCGCTACAATAAGGAGGCGATTGAGAAGGCATTAACAAAGCCGAAACCGCCTAAAAACGAAGAAGTAAAGGTATGGACAGCACACTAGATAGCAATGCTCCGCATCCTAACCGCATAAGCATTCGTGAAGGACAGTTTCGCAGTGTGGTAAATGGGGAGCAAACAGAGATAAAGGGAGATGGCTATGTTAACATGGTGGTTCTAAATGCCGCTAGAATAGCTAGAACCTTTTATTCAGGGGCATATGACCCTGATAATCCATCTGCCCCTACGTGTTGGTCGTCAGATACACAGCTACCTTCTTTAGACGTTCCAGAAGGTCAGGTGCAAGCTAGACGCTGTATGGACTGTAGACACAACATAAGAGGTTCGGGGGGAAACGGCGGTCGTGCGTGCAGGTACTCGCAACGTATCGCTATAGCCTTGGAGGGGCAGATGGACACTATCTATCACTTAAACCTACCTGCAACGTCTATTTTTGGTAATATAAAAGATGGACATATGGGATTACAAGCGTATGCTAAGTTCCTCAGTAACAGGAAAACAAATTCCTTATCTGTAATAACACAGGTATATTTCGATGAAAAAAGTTATGTGCCTAAGTTATATTTTAAAGCGTTAAGACCTCTTACAGAAGAGGAGTTACAAGACGCTTTAGAATTAAAAAGTAGCGATGCTGCAAGCCAAGCAGCATTACAAAAAGTAACAGTGTCTAATGATAGTGTTACTAAAACCTCACCGTTTACAGAAGTAGACGGGTTTGTATATAATTAGGAGAAAGCTAAGATGGCGAATAAACCAACCACGCACATAATAAGAGATGTGCAAGCCTTGTACCCGAAAATCAATCAGACGTACAAGTATGACAGTAAGGCAGGGGAGAGAGGTAGAACTGTTCCTTGTCCTGCGTCAGACGAGGGTGCGAAATACGAAACCTCTTTCAAAATGACAAAGCCACAGGCGCAAGCCCTGTACGCTGTCATGGAAGCCGCATACAAAGAAGCGGCGAGTAAACAATCGGATTGGCCTCAAGCCCTTCCGAAACCTGCTGAAATCTTTAAGAAAGACGCTAACGATGGTATGTTTATTGGTGATGCACGTTTAAAAGGTAAGTACGGCAACCAACTCACAGAGCCACCTATGCAGGTTGACTCAAAAAATACAAAGCTACCACCAGACTTTGAATTGACTACGGGTAGCAGAGTTAACCTTAGCGTTGTCCTAGTGCCGTATTCTATGCGTGAGCATGGTGTATCGCTACGACTAAAGGCGGTACAAGTTTTAGAACTTGCAGAAAGAAAAGCATACTCGCCTTTCGATGTTGAAGACGGAGGCTTTTCTGTCGAAGACACAGGAACAACAGGGTTCGAAGATGTAGCTGCATCAGCAGATATAGAACCTGACGAAGTATCCGAAGAGGTTGCTGAACCTAAGAAGGTTAAGAAAAAGAAAGCAGAGGCTGCTCCTGCTCCAGATCAAGACCTTCAAGGTATCTTAGACGATTGGGCTGACGAAGACGCGGCCTAATACTAAGATAAGCCGTGACGGGGGCGTTCGCCTGTTCCTCGTCACGGTAATAACCCTCGGAGAGCAGCAATATGAAAACTATAGATTTTTTACGTTCTGTATTAGGGGACGGTGATGGGCATTATTGTATGTTCGCCGCCAATGCAGAGACTAACAAACGGGTGCAAAAGTTTTATGATAGTGTAGGCGCTGTTGCAGATGCAGCAGAAAGCTTTGACGAAGATGGCTATGACGTCTACTTCGGTCTCGGCACGCTTACAGAAGCAGGTAGCCGTAAGAAAGATAATGTATCCCACTTACAGTCGTTTTTTCTCGATCTTGATTGTGGGCCATCTAAAGAATATCCCTCTCAGATAGAAGCCATACAAGACTTACGTAAGTTTTGTTCTACGTTAAATCTACCTACGCCTTTAATGGTAAACTCTGGTAGAGGGGTACATGTATACTGGACGTTGTCCAGACCTGTGTTATTAGCCAAGTGGCTAACAGTTGCAGAGCGGTTAAAAAAGGTATGTGCAGAGCAAGGGTTACTAGCTGACCCTGCCGTGACTGCCGATGCCGCACGTATATTAAGAGTACCTAACACGCATAACTACAAAGATAACCCACCGCTACCCGTGCAGGTGTACGGCATTGTAGATCCAAAACCTGTGGTGTTGGAAGAGTTCGCAAGTTTGCTAGGTGGAGATATAAAAGCACCGCCTAGCGATGTAGACCTAGGCCCAGACGCTTTATACGAAACGCTTGCGTCCAACAAAGAAAGCTCTTTCAGGAGTATTATACGAAAGACTATGGACGGTAAGGGATGTGCGCAGCTTGGGTACATCATGTCTAAGCAGGACGAGGTCAGCGAGCCGTTGTGGAGGGCAGGGCTATCTATAACTAAGTTTTGTGCTGATATGGATATGGCTTCAGTAAAGATGTCAGAACGGCATGAAGGGTACGATTATCAAGAGCTTCAGCACAAACTCAAAGAGATAAAAGGCCCGTACACCTGTGTCAAGTTTGACGAATTAAACCCTGATGTATGTGGATCTTGCTCGTTACGAGATCAGGTAAAGTCACCAATCGTCATTGGACAACGCATTAAAAGATCTAGTGGTGAAGTAGAGGTGAGGGCAAAGGTAGAAGCAGGAGGTCAAACTGAAAAGACTTTTAGTATACCTGCATTCCCCCGTCCATACTTCCGTGGAGAGAACGGAGGTATATACCTACGCACGACTAATAGTGATGGTGATGCAGACGAGAAGTTAGTTTATCAAAACGATCTGTATGTCACGCGGCGTTTACGGGATGCTGAACAAGGAGAAGTGATTGTATTTAGGCTGCATTTGCCTAAAGATGGGGTAAGAGAATTTACTGTACCGCTAACGTCTGTAACTTCTAGGGATGAATTTAGAAAAAACATGTCCCTACATGGCGTAGCAGTTTTTGGGATAAAACCACTGGAGGCACTAATGTCCTACACACAAAGATGGATAGAAGAGTTACAAGCTACTGCTACCGCAGATGAAGCGCATAGGCAGTTTGGTTGGGTAGATGACGATACTATGGAGGGGTTTGTTTTAGGTGACAAACTTATTGTCGGTAATGATATACGCTATAACCCCCCCTCCGCAAAAACTGCAGCATTTTTTGATGCCTTCATAGAAAAAGGTGATCGTGAGACTACAATACGAAACCTAGCTTTTTACGATAGACCTGACTGGGAGCTGCATCAATTCATAGTCGGCATGGGTTACGGAACTATACTTATGCCAATTACAGGTTTAAACAGTCTGGGTGTTCATCTTGTTAGTGATACAGGCTTTGGCAAGACAACCACATCAATGGCAGCGTTAGCTGTATGGGGTGATCCAAATTCTTTAATATTACTCGGCAACAAACAAGGGACTACGACGAACGCTCAGATGAATAGGGGTGAGCTGTACCATAATCTGCTACTTGTAGCTGACGAGATAACTAATTTAACTTCTAGAGATATGTCCGAATACGCTTACGCCTTGTCAGGCGGGAAACAGAAAAACCGTTTAGCCCAGAGCGGTAATACTGAACGCGTGCGAGGTAAACCGTGGCATTTGATAGGACTAAGTTCAGCTAACGTCAGTGCATGGGATCTTTTGTTTAGGGACAAAGCCGAACCGAAAGCAGAGATGCAACGGGTGTTAGAGTTAAAAGTACCTAAGAAACTCACAGATCCCAAACTTAAACGTGGTTCTGATGAATTATTGAAGTCAATTAAACGAAATTATGGTTGGCTCTCCGTAGAGTACGTGCAGTGGGTTATAAATAATAAAGACGAAGTCAATAAGTTGCTATTGGAAACGCAGGACAGGTTAGATCAACACGCAGGGTTGGAATCGGCAAACAGGTTTTGGTCAGCAGGGTGTGCCGCAACGTTGACGGGGCTTATGATAGCTAAAAAATTAGGTCATATAAACTATGATATAAAAGCTGTATTCAAGTGGCTTGTGGCTACGTTGCGAGAGCGTAAGGCTTTTGTGGATGACGTGGGTGCTTCTGTCTCAGAAACAATTACCAACTACATATATGAAAACTACAACAACATGCTGTGGATAGAAAGCACCGAGGACTTGCGTGGTAGCAATAATGATGGGTTGGATCAACTAGTACGTCCAGAGACACTGCCGAGAGGCAAGCTAGTTGCGCGTTATGAACCTGATACCAAGAAGCTGTTTTTGCTTACCAAGCCATTAAAAGAGTGGTGTACGGATCAGCAGATAAACTATCAATCTTTTACCAACCAGTTAAAAGAACAGCTAGGGGCCAAGTATACCAAGCAGCGTATTACAAAAGGTACGAAGTTACAGATGCCAACGGTGTGGACATACGAGTTAACTTTTCACTTGGAAGAGCGTAATGAAAATAGCGAAGATTGATGACATAAACCCTGACGGTTTAAAAGTCACCATAGATTGGGCGGCTATGGATGTAGGCACTTCTTTCTTTTTACCGTGTATAAATACTGACAAAGCCCGAAAACAGCTTAAATCTGTTGCAAAAATGAAAGATTTTACTCTTGAGATTAAAATTAGGGTAGAAGATGAAAAATTAGGTTTACGTGTATGGAGAACTGTGTGATACACAAGATATGACAACTCAACACACTACTTAGTTGTTCTCCGATAACTTGCCCCCACATATTGTGGGGGTTTTTTTACATGTATAGTGACGAACTCTTATCGAACTCGCTCCCATACTGCCTGTACATATTGTCTAACCGTGGTGTAAAAGTTACGCCATGATATCTTTTCTGCCTGTTAGACAGACGTGTACGCATAGAATTTTGTATTACGTCCCGCGTGATCGGATATTCTGGATGATCTTCGTTATACTTTTGCATCTTGTCTAGTATTTTATCTACAGGCTCACTATCAATCATCGCTCTGTAATATTGTGTTAGCAGGAGGGTTCGGCGTTTCATCGTAGCGCGGTCTGCTCCTTTTAAAACAGAGTTCTCTTCTAACTGTCTAGAATATTCTGCAGGTGCAAAGCCGAATGCTTGTAAGAACGCATGTGCAGGATGTAGGTCTTCAATGACTGTGTCCCCGTTTACATTTTTTACACCTTCATCAAAATAACGAAAAGCTTTCATGCCGTTTTTAATGGAGGCAGGAGCCATAGATTCAAACCCACGTTGGAACTCACCTTCTTTAAACAATTTTATCCCACGTTCTGTTTGTGAGATTATACCAATAAGGGGGCCACCAATTACTTCTAGCTGTCTATAGAGAAATGGATTGTCTTGTCGTACGAATGTATCGCGGAATAACAACTCACTAAGGCCAATTCGCCCTGCAAAATTGAGACCAGTTACGTAGTTTAAGAGGCCTTTATATGGGCCTTCGGTTAGATTAGTACGCACAATCGTATCAAGATCATCCATAGGATCATCGTCATCATCGAACAATGTATTGAACAACATTTTTATAGTTCCGTATAAAGGCATACCTGCTACGCCCGAAAGGATACCTGCAGAGCCGTATATACCCATTAGCTGATACCGTGCAATTCTACGCATTTCTCTAGCTTGCTCTGGTGGTAAGTTTTCATTCAGACGCCTTAATGCACCATTTTCGCCAAACGCAAGGTTATGTAGCAGTGAGAGCATGGATACACCGTAACGCTTGTACATAAATATTACTCTGCCGACCGCACTTTGCGCTAGTTGCGGAGCAGCCCCTGCAGACAACCCACCGTTCATCATTTCTGTATCATTGATGGACTCTACTGCCAACGCCGATTTCTCTTCTGAAGTGGGTTCTCTGTTATTGTCTTGACGAAACTTATCTACGGCTAGTTTATACGCAGCCCCCATAGACACTTCACGGTTTATACGTTCGCCGTGGAACAAGAAGAAGCCAGACAGTCTGTTAGTTTTAGCCCAGAACGTATCCATACGGTCTATATCTAGTATTTCGTAGTCAACCGATCTCTTAAACTGACCGCTACGTATGCCCTCTTCTACAAGCTCTTTATATATGTATCTTGGGTCACTTGGGTCCATATTATCAAAGTCTATATTCATCATAGACATGGAAGAGCGAACAGTTCTTGGCTCCATGATTGGATTACCATCTTCGTCTAATTTGTCTGTAAAGGTATCTATCGTACGTTCGGAGTAAGCCACACCTTGTTGTTTCATAAGAGACATAGCTTCTTTCATGGCCCCCATAGCCTTACCATAAGCAGGAAGTCCTGCTGCGTTTCTATATTTACCACCAAGATATGGCAGTGCGATCAGCGGTATCTGTGATAAGTTTACCAATGCACCTGATACGTTGAACCCAAGTGTCATGTTAAATGCTACACCTGTGCCAAATCTAGACAATGAGTTAACGGCTGGAAACGCGCCTTTATCAGCGTATTGTTTGAGCTTGAGGTACATATCTCTCATGGCAAGTGAGTTATCTGAGTTCTGCATATAGTAGTCCGACAGTTCGTTACTTATATTGCCAAAAATACCATCATACTCCATTTGAACCATCTGTCGGGTTATAGATCGAGAGCGATCTGCTATTGTAGATATGGCATCAAAACTTACAGGTACTACACCTTTTGCAATCTCACCCTCTTTACGTCCTCTAAAAGACTGTAGGTAAGAAGTTTCTGGTAGAGCGTTGAGTACTAGTTCACCTACTTCTTGTATCTTGGCTTGTTCGAACTCTAGAGCTGCCCCTGAGAGGTTTCTGGTACGTGCTTGCAGCGTTCTCATTACCTGATTAAGGAATGAGGTGCTTGGTATCTTTTGATAGTTTAAGTTCTGTACACCTATAGTCTGCTCTAAACCTACGACCAGTTGAGCTACATCACTATCGGACATGTTATCTGCATCTGATCCTAGCTCTGTTCTCTTCGATGCGATGCGAGCTTTGCCTTCAGTGCTTTCTACCATATTGTTTATTATCTCAGGATAGATTTCTCGCAAGACGCGCTGCCGTTCTTGATCTGTAGTAAAATTATCTGCAAAGTATTCTATTCGACCCGTCTTATCTACTGCAGTAAAGGATATCCAAAACTCGCCATCCCCCCTGTTTAGAGGGAAGTAAGGGTCTATAGATCCCTCTTTCTCTAGCTTTTTGAAAAAACCTTTTAATAGATTAAACCGTTCGGTATCAGGCACACCTGCAGCTTCTAGCTTCTTATCCAGAGCGACTTTTAGATCATTTTTTATGCCTCTAAACATATTGCGAGCTAGCCTGTACATTTTCATGCCTTCGCTGTCTCTACCCCCCATAGGCGATACAAACTCATCACGCATACGATTATATATTTGCATGCTTACAGCATCATTTGCGTATCGTTCTTGTGCGGTTCTCTCGTCAATGTCAGGGTCTACCTCGTACAAAGTACTCTCTGTTATGAGACCGTTTAACAACTGCATCTTTTCAGGATTGTTGTTTGACCATTTTATCAACCTGTCGTTAACCGCTTGTATGCGATCATAGTCTTCTGCCATGCGTCCTGCAGCGGCGTTCATCGCATCGTTTAGTCTTGTTAGCAGGTTGTTTGTTTTATTATCAGGAAAGTACTTTTGAGCTATCTTTACAAGGTAGTGTAAAGGCGTAGCGCCGAGAACGATGTTACGTGCTGTCGAACCTAACGTCTGCGTAGAAGCAGCGGTGCTGTTTAAAAAGTCACGCACAACTTTAGGGCTTTTATCTGTGAACGTAGGCCCGTTCATTAATGCTTGGTTAAGGACATCGTTTGCTACTTCAGGACGATTAGCAATGTTAAACATTATATCTGCATCTCGAAACTGTGGCGCAGGTGATAGCAGTGAGTCGATCAAACTTTCTAACTCGTTAAACGCAGTCTTATCTACACGTTTGTCTACTAGCTTACCTGCTTTCATGCCTAGCACAGCTTTTACAAATCTAGCTAAAGCCCGAACGACGCGATCTTTAAGAGAGCCATACTTATTCTTTAGCTCTAACCTACCTAATTGTTGTTGAAACTCAGGGTTACTAAATGCCTCTGCTACAAACTCTACGAGAGAAGTAGATCCGTAGTAAGAAGGCAGATTCTCCTGTACCTCTCTAAATATAGACTCTAACTCTTTTACTGGACCTGAGCCGGGGCGATCTTGTATCGTGGCTGCTGTAGCTGCGTGTAGCATTTCATGCAACAACGTATGTCCGGTACTCGGCAGGTCCTGATTAAACACTATTACATTGGTACGAGGATCAAATGCCCCTGTAAGTTGATTACCTAAACTTGCAAATGTTATGCGAGTGTTACCTACAAGACGAGATAGAGCCTTCGCCATGCGAGCGATGTTAGGATTAGATGCGTCTTTGGCGTACTCTTGCAGAGCATCCTGCAGGTTGTTATCTTCCAACATCTGCATGATGGTAGGGCTTAGTGGCCTGTCGAGATCCACAACTTCTGATGCAGGTAGCGCAAAAGGGCTTGTGAATGCTTTAGGGTCAGTAGCAAATAATAAAGCTGTTTCTTCTAAATAATCTGGCTCCAGTGTATCTAAATTATTAGATCCTTCGGGGCCGAACTCTCTCATTATAAATCTTTTAAAACCAACTTTATCAAACTGTTCTTTTTTACTAAGTCTTGTACCTGTAGTTATTTGGTTTACGAGGCTATCTGCTACGGTGTCCATATACTGCGCGAGTGCTTGTTTTAGCCGCTCAGGGGGTATCTCGTTTACGTCTCTAACATAGCGCTTACCACCTACTCTAGCGTCATTCACTTTAATATTCTCAAGTACCCACCGTTTAAACCCTATATCTATAATAAGCCGCCGCTGCTCTTGCCTATCTAAATCTCTCTTTCTTTTGGCCTGTTCTGACTTGTTACTATACGTTACTCCTAAATCTTGCGCTCTTTGTATCGCTAGCGATAGATCATCAGCACCAATTTCTTCCATACCTTTTTCGGTAGCTTCGCGTGCTTTACTTTCCCTTGCTTTATCCTCGGCTTGCGCTTTTTCTTTTGCTCTAGCTATTGCTTCTTTATTCTGCACAGACCTCTGTATGTTAGATGCTTTATTAGCTATATTTTCTGCTCTTATATCCTGCACTTCTCCTGACACAGAGTCTTGTAGACGAGCAGCGGGAGCTGTGTCATCTTTTATTCTACTACGAGCGATAGCAGTTTCGGCACGGCGTTGTCTTGCTGCTTCGGGTAGTTCTTTAGGAGAGGCTTTTGCTGCGTACTCTGCTACTCTTGCTCGTGTTACAGCATTGGCAACGGGGTCTTTACCAGAGGCTTTAGCTGCACCGTAGTTTTTTAAACCGTCAAAAATCTTACCCATAGTTTCAGAAACGGCTTCTCTATCACCTGCTTCCAAGTTTTTGGATAACTCATTCTTTGCAAGTTGATATGGGCCTGCACTCTTCGGCATGTCAAACCCATCAAGCACATCCATAGTTGGAATAACGGGAAACACTTCTCCCTGCACATCTACATCTGCATCTTCAGGACTAATAACTTCTCCCTCTACAACATCTGCTTGTTGGCGTTCTGGAGTAGCACGAGGGGCAAACTGTACATCGCTCTCAGCATAGGGCTTACCAGTCTCTAAAGTTTTTGGGTCTGTAGGATAGATAAACCCCGGAATAAGCTGTCTTGCTTTGCCTGTGCGTTTTGCTTCGTTGTCTTCTTTTTCTTTTCTTTGCCGTTCTCGTTCTGCTGCTTTTGC